TTGTCCTCTAACAAACTTGCAAGATTTTCAGGACTATAAACTGACAAAGCCATTGAAGAACTTTCGTTCAACACACTTTCGTTTAATGGTATTCCTAATTTATCTGCAAGTGCTTTTGCCTGATCAAAGTATCTGTATGATTTAAGACCTAATCTCAACTTTTTCATCTTTTCTTCAACGTGATTAAATAATTGTTCGTGTTGCGTTGCAACTTTTCCAATTAGTTTGTTGAACATTTTAAAAAGTAAAAAAGTAGATTGATCTACTTTGAACTGACGAGAATGACAATAACTTGTACCAATTACCCAAATTGCATCTCTTGCCCATTCAGCTTTTGGTTTCATTATTGACTTGTCCTCGTTTGATGAATTACGAAACCCTAACCAAGTATCACACTTATTTTCTTCTTCGTAATATCTTGGATTTCGTTTGTTATCATCATACCACTTGACTTGGTAATCAGGGTCGCAATTCGCCTTGATTAATTCATCTCGGTAGTATGCTCTAGCAAAGCCCCTGTTATCCTCTAAACAAAAACTGACACTAACTCTATCGGTGTCAGGTTTGCCCTCGTCATTAACATAATCTGTTTCAAAATTAAAACAGTTATCGTGGTACAACTCGCCACCAGAACTATCATATTTTTTTATCATAGCCCTGATCGTGTCAACATCTTCCTGTGGTTGATATTGTCTAACTATGTTTTCACACAGTTGCAACATCTTTGGTCGCATTTGGTTGTATTCTTCTTTTGCCTCTTGAAGTCCTTTATTGTGTGGACTATGTTCTATCCAATGGCTTTGAAAAATACCCTCAATGCTTTTTCGCTTTTCAGCATTTAGTGTTTGTCTTTTCATATTTTCCTTTCGTGTTAATTAATTATAAATACCACTTGACAAAAGACTTGTCAAGTAATATATAGGATATGTCTTTACTCGAATGGGTTTTAATATCCCAGCGAAGTAAGTCATTTAACTAGATCAACTCTGGGTTGTGGGCTAGCGAGGGGCTAGGATAATCCAGAGCTGATCCCTGGTCTATTAGGTTATTACCGATAATGCGTGCCGGCGCCCTAATGGACCTGGGATCAGGTGAGAATACTAGTTAGCGCGCCGCTTAGAACGGCCGCTTCCTGGTCCTTTCGTTTGCTTGCGGCCCGAGTGGTGTAGATTATGCGGACAGAATTCTGACTACTGGCCAGCAAGCCGCAAGCAGCAAGCTCCAAGCGCCAAGCATCAAGCTTGACAGCTGGGATAATATAGGATATAGTTTCGTTATAGCCCTTGGCACCGTAGCGCTATTCAAAACTTCAACGGTGCATAACAAAGAAGGAGAAAGACATATGGCACAATCATACCCAATCTGGATCGATGTATCCGGTGACAACTACAAGAAAGACAAGAGCTTTGGATCTCGTGACAGCGTTACGATGGACATCAAAGTAGGCAGCTCGAAGACATACAGCAATGACCTGGCAAGAGTTTCCATCCACATGCAGGAGGACGAAGCTGGTAACAGGACCTTCGCTCTGGCTGTAGATGGACTAGTGCTGCGAAGCGGCGTGATGACGAAAGACAAGAAGTTCTATCACCGTGACCCGAAGGCAGCATGACATACCACAGCCCCAAGTATTGGAAAGAAATGGCCCGGCTCCGGAAGGAGCACGCGGCCAGGCAGCAAGCCATAGATGAAACAGTTCCTTACAATGATATTGAAGAGGCCCAAGCGTCAAGCTTCAAGCGCCAAGCTCGGAGAGCCACAAGCAACAAGCGTCAAGCGACAAGCACAAAGGATCAAGCGCCAAGCCACAAGCGTCAAGCTCCTTGATCATGGAGCCTGGAAAAAGTTTCACGGACCTTTGACCGAGGTGCTCTACTAAGATAAATGTATTGTTAGGATGTTTGATATGGAACGCAATTTGGTGTGGACTAAATCGTATCTTGTTACTCTTCGTAACTTTTAGTTCAACTGTAAAAAAGTGGCAGTTAGTATTGTAACCCAATAGATCAGGAGTGCCGGATAAGCTAAGATTTTCAAGTCTAATCCAACTAATTTTGTTACAATTATTTTTAAGTTTTTCATATAATTTTCGCTCAGGTTTCAAGGTAACTAATGCTTTCTATTCCGGTGTGGTTGGAGCGATAATTATCTTTTCCTTAGTAGGTTTTAATACAACACGGATAGCACTTTGTCCAATTATATTTGACTCTTGCACTTCAATTCTTCTGATCTCTTCAAGATGATTACCCACTTGCATGTAGATACGAGCATTGGAAACTCCGTTTCCTTTTTTACCGTCTGTAAATTGGTCTAAGTATTGTTGTAGATGTTTAACAAACATTACTCTGTGTCATTCCAAGGTGAAGGTTTTTTATCAGCCATAAGACTACCAACTAACTTTTGATGACTTTCATTGATAGCTTCCAAGTCTCTAATCCTAGCACCAGCTAAACGTAACTTATTTTGCATAAACTTTTTCTGCATCTCTAGCATTTTTATTCTTTCTTCCAAGTCGTTACTTCCTTTCTCCATACTTGACTTTATAACAATGTTACCTTAAATTGTCAACTATGGGTTTACCAAAAAGACTTACAGAAATGCAAATGAGATTTGCCGAACACTATGTATACGGTGATGAGAACGGACCTATGACTAAAACAGAGGCAGCTATCAAAGCTGGATACAGTCCAAATAGAGCTAGACAGGAAGGATCAGAACTAACAAACCCAAAACTATCTCCACTTGTAGTCAAGTATATGGGAGAACTGAGAGAAGAAAGATTACGAAAACATGAGGTGACCTATGAAGGTCACGTTGCAGAACTTGCAAGACTTAGAGAAGCCGCTTTGAAAAAAGGATCATTCTCTTCAGCAGTGAATGCGGAAGCAAACCGAGGCAAAGCAGCAGGGCTATACATAGATAGGAAAATAATAAAAACAGGAAAGCTAGAGGACCTATCAGAACAAGAACTAGAAGCAAAGATGAAACAAATATTAGACGACTACGCACAGATAATTGATGTAACTCCATCTACAACTTCTGAATCTTCTTTACCCACGCCCGAGGAATCATCGTCCGATCCCCAAAAGTAATTTCGTTTTCATCTTTATCGTAAGACGCAAATAGTTTTATTGACTTACTATCTTTAGAATACAACCAACCTTCGTTGACAGGTCGTGCTAACTTCATCTTGTCAAACTCTTTGTCGGTAGCCCAGCCCGAGTCACTGACACAGTCAATCCACTCCACTCGGACTCTCGGATAAGGTATATCGGGAGCGCCGTCAGTTGCAATTCTTTTTCGTCTTTTCCTAGGCATAAAATTTTATTATCACATGTAACATACTACGTCTACCTGCCACATTTTAGACACATTTGATCTTGCGACACCCAAAAGAGTAAAATTTTTTTTTTGCGCTAAAAAAATAAAAAAAACTTTGAGGTGTCGCAAAGTTACCTTTTTGCTCTAGAAGTGTTGGTATTATTGACGAATAGCTGCGACACCCCCCCCGTCGCAAGGGGGTCGCAAGGGTGTCGCAAAGGTCGCAAAATTCGTTCATTTTGGGCTAAATCAACAATGTTCTCACTCTGTTCAAAATTTGCGACACCCTGCCGACACCCTGCCGACACCCTGCCGACACCCTAGGGGTCGCATTAGTCTGCCTCTTTTTTGACATAATGTTGCCTTAATGCAGACAACTTTCCTTCAGTCTCTGAAATTTTTAGTAACAATTTGTCAACTTCACCCGTGATGTCTATATGCTCCGGAATGATCATGTTGTTACTATTCAAAGAATTTATTTTGTACAAGGCATCTTCCACATCTGCTTCGTATCTTCTTAGAAGCGTTCTAAACAAGTTATCGTTCATAGTTTCTCCTTCAACTCTTTTAAATAGTCTTCGTTTTCTTTCTGTTCAAAGTCTTCTTTCGTGACGTTTACCTTTGCTCTTTCTTTTTCATCAAACTGTAACTCGTGATACATGTCTAATCGTTTGAGAAACTTGTGCTTCCAGGAACGCAACTCTGGTCCTGAAATTTTAAACTCTTGATAATATAAATCTGGAGTACAAATCATTATAACTCCTTGTTTTATTGCACTATTATGGACATAGTCGTGGGCCATGGCGTATGCTCCAATCTGCATGAAGTAGTCTTCAATCCAATCTTCTCTCTTCGGTCTGTTAGCTTGTTTAAAATCTACAACGGTCTCTAAACCATTGTGTAAGCAAACCAGGT